GAAGTGCTTTCGATTAACAGAAAAGCGCATTCAAGACCTTAGAAAAGGCAAAAAGAAAGCGCATGACGTGGAGATTATGGAGTTATGACCAAGAATGACCGCAGCCTTTTAAAGCAAATGATTGAAGCTGGACGATTTAATTTTGATATTTATGAGCTTTTGGTTGAGCAAAATGCCATCAATGCCAAGGAATCAATTAAAAAAATGGGTGAAAAATGGTGTTGTCATCCAGCAAATAAAGTAAAAAGACTCGAGATGCCTTTGCCGATCTTAAGCGACATGAGAGCGAGCAAAATCCTAAAAACACGCAAATAGGAGCAAATTATGACCACTTTTATGCTTTCTGAGTTAGGATGCAATGGTGACTGTCATCAAGGAAGATTGCCTTGCACTTGTCAAGAATCTGTCCCCTTTGTTGGCAAAATCAATGAACTGGATAAAATGGACAAGGGAATAGTTAAGCAGGCGCAACAGGATGGCATAAGCGAGAATTTTTCCTGCTTTCATAATCGCGAGAAGTAATGCCCAAATGTTTATTCCCACCTGGAGATATTTATGAGCAAACCACCAAAACGCGATGAAAGACGCAAAGCAAAAGAAAATAAACGCTATCCGTTTAAATTGATTCCTGTTTTGTTTCTTTCAGGATGCAGTTTGATGATCGGCAACTATGATCCGCTTGAATATGAACTAGTCAATCGAATAAGAACCGAAGCGCAAGTCTCAGATTGCTCAAAACAAAGCACTTATGTCATATATGTAAGCGCTTTAGAATTAAAGAATTACAGTCAATATTTGCCAAATAATGATCAAGAGATTGTGCTGGTTGATGATCTTTACAAAATAGTTGATCAGCTTTATACATTAAAAAGCCCCAGCGCAGCATATTGCAAGGCCAAATTAAACATAATCGAAACTACTGCTGAGCGCATTCAGCAAGTTACAGGGAGCAAACCAAGATGAATATTAGCGATCTATACAAAGAAGCAAAATCTTACAAAATGATGCTAGAGAACCAATCAATTGATCAATATGAGTTTAAAGATTTGATTGAAAGCCTAAAAATTGCGGATCAGATTAAAGAAAATGCCGATGAATTTAGCAAGAATCAAGAAATAAGAGATTATTTAATGACCTTGTATAACTTGGTAAGTGCTATTTCAAGCCTTTAATTTTTGCGATTCTTTCATAGCGCTGATATTCATCTCGACACCAAGCATCACAAAATCTTTTTGAATCTTCTAAGCGCTCATTGCAAGTTAAGCAAAAACCAGTAATTTTAAGTTCTTTCTTTTGTAATCTAGCTTTGGCAAGGGCAACAGATCGGTGATGCTCTTCTAAATCGCTTGCATCGTCAAAAATGTCGCTCATGCCAATTTTGAAATAAACATTGCAGCCTCTGCTTCTCTGCGTTTTAACAAGCCAGCCATATGATGACCGGCAGCCATATCCCATTTAATAAACTCATGTGATGCGCCTTCATAATCTCCAGCATTTAGCTTCTTTATAAGGGTTGATGAGTCTAAATTGCGACATCCACAGTTAAATGCGAAGTCCACAAGCGCGTCAAATTCTTCTTGGGTTAGCTCTACATGAACTACTGCGTTGACGTTCGCCTCGGCTTGTTTAATGTCTTGGGCAAGGTATTGCTCTGCTTGTTCTTGAGTAATTTCTAAACCTTCTACGACCTCAGGCCCTGTATGACCATAACCAATAGTCCAAGGATCACCGCCACTACCAGGATCAGGATAAGCCACAAGCCGACATCCTTCAAAACGCTCTGTAAGATGTAATCCATCTTTTGAATATTCCATTATTTCACCGTCAAATCATTGTATTTATCGATTACTTCGTTTCGCTCGATTTCTGTGATTGCGCACGATTTAGCAAATCCGATAAGAAATTCTGCATCTGACTCAAGTAATCTGAGTCCTTCCTTTGGTATTGCAACGGAGGAGGGTTGGTTGGAGGAGGAGCTATGGTCGTGCAACCCGATACCGCGATACTGATTAAGGAGCAACTCATAATGAGCTTGGAGAGCGTCTTTTTCATTTTGGGCTTTCTGAGTGTCTTGAGCTTGTTTGTTGATGATCTCTGTTTGATTTTTAAGGGCTTGTGTTACTGATTCGGTTTTTGCTTTTTCTATCGATGAATAATCAATTTCATGCGTAATATATGCACTTCCCAAAGATATGCATAGCAAAATGGCAATTTTTATATATGTTGATAAAAACATTATTTCACCGTCATTTCTTGCATTTTTTCTTGAGTGCGACCATAAGCAGTAATTCCAAGGATTGCACCCATTGAAAGGTGAAAAAATCCAGCGCCTTGCAATGTCAAAGGATTCCATTGATTTTGAACAACTCCTTTACCAAATACTTGCACCAAAGACCAAAATATCGGAGCAATCATAAAATCAAATATGCAAACCGACATATACATCCAAGCCATTGCTGGACGCCATTTTGTATTAAGCCAATTTTGATTGTTATCAGCAACAATCACTTTTTCTGATTCAGATGAATTTGAAATATTGGCTTCTTCGATCATTTTTTTGTAGTAATGCTATCCGAGCCTTTGGTTACTGTGACTTTATCTCCATCCACAGTCACCGACATTGGTGGCTCTTTATCGGCAAGATGATCTAATCGTTGAATAAGTTGCTGAATAACTGCAAACTCGGGCTTTTCTTCCTTTTCAGTAGTTCCTGAAACTGCATTCATCATATTAATAATGGCCATGATTGCACCGCCAGCCATACCAATAACTGCTGCAATTTTTGATGAATCTAAGAAAATGCTTGCTGCAACACTAATAACAATAATGGCAGTTATATAAGCCAATCCATGCTGACCAATTGATTTCCCAGCTACTTCTTTTGCGCTATCTTGATCTGCCATATTAACCTCTTGGTGAAACCCATCCATGACCAGCAGCCCATAAATAAACAAGTCCGACCAATCCAACAGAAAGAAGGCCATTTAATGTCCATTTTCCGAACTTAGAAAATTGACTGTCAAGCCACTCTTGCAATGCTTCTTTTATGGCTTCTTTTTGAATTTTTGGATCAAGATCAGACATTTTTATTCCTATTTATTTCCAAGGTAAAGGTTGCATAACTATTTTAGGATTAATTAAATTTGCAATTTGATTGTCTAAAATAGATTGAATTGCAGATACTTGATCTGAACCCATAGCAGATTGTATCCAGCCAATTACAGTATCTTTTGTAAGATTAGAATAATCAATAAATGAATTTTCTGAATTGTAAGTTAATGATTGTGTTCCATGAATTGTAGAAGAATAAGGAAGCGTTTGAGTTGTACCATCTAATAATGTTTTTACATAATTTTGATCGCTAATTGCATTAACTCTCCAATGAACATTGGATACAACATTAGATTTTCCATCAGAAGATGGAATGCAATCTAATGAATCAACAAGCCAAGTGTATGTATTAGGCATTAGTTTATGTTTCCAGTCGAGCTAATATTTGAGGTATAACCGTTAGTACTAATATTTGCAGTATTGTTATATTTGCAAGCATTCCCAACTAAATTAGTAAAGCCTTCTGCTCCTGCATTATTGGTCAATGTTGCATAAATTCCATAGTTTTGAACTCCACCACCATTTTGTGTACAAACATTTCCGATAATATTGTGAATTCCATAACCAACAGTATTAGCAGAATAAATACCAGCATCCGCAGTACCCCCACCATCTGTATTGCAGTTGTTGTTGCTAATAATTGTTCTATCACATCCACCAGCATAAATTCCAGCGTTGTAATTATTTGAACAAGTATTTCCATTAATTGTTATTTCTGTTCCACCGCTAATAAGTATTCCGTTGTAAAACTTACTTATTTGTGAATTAGAAATATTAATAGTTGAACTATTTGCTGAATAAATACCACCATTTCCTGATGATTGAGCAGCAGCTAATCTACCAATAAAATTAGAAATATTTATATTTGTAGAATTAACAATCAAAATTCCTGCATAAGAAAAAGCTGGAACGGCACTTCCTACAGAACAATTGCTTAATTGAACATTGCTTGAACTTGTAATATCAAAACCACAATAAGAACATTGAATAGCTTGAATGTTATCAAGAGTAATAGGGCCGTCTGAAAAAGGCGCCGAAATTGCTACTCCAACATAATTATCATAAACTTGAACATTACTAACTATTGTTGCTCCGCTAGTAATATTGATTCCAGTACCGCCAGATACTCCAACATCACAAACGCTATCATAGAAAAATACAGAACTACTTCCTAATTGAACTCCAGTTTTAAATGCACCAATCCATAAATTAAATCCAAAAGAACCATTTGCTGCTAAATTTAAACCTATAGAAGAAGATCCTGCGCCATTTAACTGTGCTGAAATACTTAAATTTTGTATAGAAGAAGGAGCGCCACCTGTACCATTAAATTTAATAAGACCATCACTATTGAAAGCATTTGGGCAAGTTAAAATTGTTGAATAAATGCCTGAACCAATAATTTGAAAGTTATCAGGAACTGTTACTTGAGAATGTAAGTTATAAACTCCCTCAGGAATATAAAGACAACCTCCAGTACCTAATGCATTAATGGCATTTTGAAAAGCAGTTGTATTGTCTGTTCCTGCTCCAGTTGATACATTTCCATCAGCTATAGCGCCAAAATCTAAAACTGAAACAGATTCTAA